TTAGAGATGATCTTAGTCTTCCAAAAATTAATGCAACTGTGTCATCATCCATTTCCTTTATTTTTTTCTCAAACTCTTCAGTCTTCATAGCGTCCAAGATAACATCATCAACGAAGTCGTCGTCTATCTTATCTTTAACAGCTTGAATAACATCATCAACAGCAGTTGAAGATTCTAAAGCTGCTTGTGACAAATCATCAATTATTCCTTCAAATAAATGATCACTAGATAATACACTTTTAATTTCTTTTAAAATTAACCGTCTTAAAATGTATCGAGATATCTTCATTTCCCCGCCGCTGTTTATAAATATCACAGACAAAGTGAATCATTCTATATTATGATCATCCTGATATTTCTTTATAAATCTTGCAACATTTTTCTCATCTCTGTATTTTTGTAAGTCAGAGACGACATTCTCATATTTTGCCTCTACTGTTTCACAATCTTCGTTTTCATAGCAATCAGCCTCATTAAGATCAAATTGAAATAAATCGTACTTTAATTCTTCCATACGCTTTCTTTTCTTTGTTTGATCTTGAACCCCTTCACTCCTACCAACCATTCTTCCCAGAGAAAAAAGTATACATGCAGCGACGCTAAATATAAAAAATGTCATAGCAAAGTTCATAGTCAAAAGTTTTCATCACTTATATCCACCGCTTCAGAAATTAATCTTACCACAGCGTATGGATCACAATTGGATGCAGGTCTTCTATCCTCAAGGTAGCCCTTCCAGTCATTTTTAGCTGTATCTCTAGGAATTCTAATTGACGCGCCTCGATCTGCAACTCCCCAACTAAATATATCAATATCCTGAGTCTCGTGTAAGCCAGTCAGCCTTTCGTTATTAAGCTCACCGTATCCTTCAATATGAAGATCATGCCTCTCACTCAATGTTAGCAAGAGTCTTTCAAAATATGTCTTGCCACCCATTTCTCTTGTCCTGTCTGTGCTGAAATTTGTGTGACATCCACTACCGTTCCAATCACCCTTGACTGGCTTTGGAGAAAAATCGATATCTAGCCCTCTCTCTTCGGCGAGCGCTGAAAGAATATATCGAGATATAATTAAATTATCTGATGCTCTTAGAGGATCCTTTGCGAAGCACTGATATTCCCACTGTCCCGGTGCTACTTCTGCATTGATTCCTGTTATTTCTAGTCCAGCTGCTAGGCACGATAGCATGTGGTGCTCCGCGAGAGCCCTTCCTATCGCCTTATCTCCCCCAACACTACAATAATAGGGACCTTGCGGGGCCGGATCATTTAAAAATCCAATAGGCTTTCCATCCTGCACTATGAAGTACTCCTGCTCGAATCCCCACCAGGAGTCTTGAGAGGGATGTGAAGCTAAGAATGATCTTAGCTGAGATCTTGTGTTACTATCGTGAGTACTTTCATCAGGATTTAAAACCTCACACAGAACAAGAGTTTTATTTCTAAATCGATATAATCCCACAGGGACCAGAAATCTTTCTGAGTCGTCGCCAGGAGCCTGATTTGTTGATGATCCGTCGAAATTCCAAACTGGAACATTGTCAAGTGATCCATCCCAGTCTTCAAGAACTTTTATTTTGCTTCTTGGAGACTGAGTCTTATTTCCATCTAGCCACACATATTCAAGTAAATTCACTTCTCTCTCCTGCTATTTAATAAAACACTATCTATCTAGACAATACTGTGGAGTCTGCTTAACTTCTTCTAAAAGATTAGGCATGTCTAAGCCGGCACAGTCTATTTTAGTCTTGATAAAATTATAATGATTACAAAATCCCTTAAATGTTCCTTTTTCACATCCGTTGTGAAGCGTCGTACAGGGCGTACCATCAGAATTTTTAGGATAATCTAGGGGGATATCAAGACCGATGCTGACAGCTTTCCATAGCGCTTTTAATGCCTCAATCTGAATAGGATAAAACCATAGAAAGGGATCTTTCTTTTTACCGTGAACCCACCCGTTCTCCTGAATTGGTCTCTCTCCAAATCCATGATTTACGTACCAGCTTTGATATTTTAGATAATAGGCATTAGAAATCTCTATTCCTATACTTTTTTTATTTCCATGGTACTTACTACAATGCCACGCGCCATGTTGAGTATCTAAGAGCTGATATATGGTCCCATCATTGTCTAGACAGAAATGAACTGAGATTCCTTTATTATTTAATATGCTAGCACAGGACTCTGCAGAAAGACACACATCCCAGTGGTTAACGAACATCGTTGGCTTTCTATCTTCTTTTCCGCTATTATCATAATATCTTCCCGGCTTGATTGATAGCCCGCTTGGATCATCCCACAAAATCACCTTATCCCACTCAATTGGAATAAACTCACCATTGTGAACAATATGTTTATTGCCAGGAAGATAAGAATTCACTGGACGACTCGGCTCAAAATCTGATATATGCGACTGTCGATCAGTCCATATTCTTCTGTAGGTTCCGGGACCGCATAGGCCGTCTGCTTTTAGACCGTGTTCCCTCTGCCACTTCTTGATTTCTTTGACAAGTTCCTCGTCAAAATATTCACAACCAAACCAGGACGGCTGCCATCCTAGCTTATTTGAAGATGATGAGTTATAAAAATCTTTATCCATTATTGTATTCCATCTTTTAAAGACATTAATTATCTATTCCTGGCATAATCTTATCATAAATTATGTTAATTGTTTCATTAGGGCCTGTAGTTTGAAAAGATCTTCTAAAGCAAAGAAGCTGTTCATAAATTGATCTATCATTTCCAGCTCCGTGACATCTATCTCCAACAAACCATGCTTTAATATTTTTATCAAAGTGATTAAAGACGTGAGTCTTATCCCAGCCAGCTGGGTATATATCAAGAGATGTATCTCCCCCGAGGGAGACTATAACATTTTTGATACATCTGGATTCTAAAGATGCTATCAGTTGAGATCTCAAGTTCGTTCTTATTTTATATTTTTTATCAATTTTAGAAAATTTCTCTCTCTCTTCATTATTTGCGCACCTACCTATTGGGCACCAATTAATTAACGACCCCCTTATTGAAATAAAGTGTCCTGCAAGTGGCCCTTTTCTAAAATAGTCATTCACATATTTTGACTGCAGTCTTAGAATACCCTGAAGCAATAAGGAAAATCCCTCTCCTCCAATTTCACTCCTCATGTTCTTTTCATAAGATGATATCCACTTTTCGTTGCTCCTGCGAAATACCTGAGTTCCATTACAGGGAAAGAGAATTAATTCATTCTGGCCATTCTCACCAGGTGTAAAATCATCGCAATCCCATAAATCAGAGCATTGCTCACTTAAATAATCAAATCCGCTTCCAGTGACAATTCCCACGTCTGAGTGACTCAACAATTCCATGATTGTATTGATCATTCGATTATCAATCTTCTTTCTGGAATGTGTTAGAGTTCCATCCATGTCAAACAATACTACATGACTCACATTCATGTCCTAGTCAAATTGATCTGACTCTGTAGATCCCTTGAGTGCCAAAGTTGAAGATGAATCACTACCGACGATTGTCTGCTTAACTGCATCAAAATATCCGGTTCCCACTTCTCTCTGATGTTTAATTGCTGTATACCCAAAATGCTCCTCCGTAAACTCAGCCGTTTGCAGTTCTACATACGCTGTCATGCCATGGTCTTTGTACTTTCTAGCTAGCTCAAACATTGAGAGATTAAGAGAATGAAATCCTGCCAGTGTGACAAATTGAAATTTATATCCCATCTTATTTAACTCTCGCCTAAAGATAGCAATTGTCTCCTCGTCAAGATGCATTCTCCAGTTAAATGACGGAGAGCAGTTATACGCTAATAGTTTACCTGGAAATTTTTCATGAATAGCATCAGCAAACTTCTTTGCTTCATTTAAATCTGGCGTCGATGTTTCACACCATAGTAAATCAGCGTAGGGTGCATATGCAAGGCCTCTTGAAATAGCACAGTCAATTCCTCCAGAAATTCTATAAAATCCCTCTGATGTTCTCTCACCGGTTAAAAATTCATGATCATATGAGTCTATATCTGACATTAGGAGTTTTGCGCTATCTGCATCAGTTCTTGCTATAAGAACTGTTGGAACATTCATAACATCTGCTGCAAGCCTTGCGGCCTTCAGCGTTTTGATAAATTGAGATGTGGGAAGTAAAACCTTCCCTCCTAGATGTCCGCATTTCTTCTCTGAGGAAAGCTGATCTTCAAAGTGAACCCCGGCGGCGCCTGATTCTATCATTGATTTCATGAGCTCATAAGCGTTGAGCTGTCCTCCAAACCCTGCTTCTGCGTCAGCGATAACCGGAACCATCCAGTCCCTTGTTTGAATGCCCTCTGAACTTTCAATTTGGTCTGCCCTGTGAAGAGATTGATTAATTCTTTTTACAAGATTCGGAACACTATTTGCAGGATATAGACTCTGATCAGGATAAGTCTGCCCTGCTAGATTTGCATCTGCAGCAACTTGCCATCCACTAACATATATTCCTGATAACCCGGCCTTCACTTGCTGAACTGCTTGATTTCCAGTCAGCGCTCCAAGAGCTGCCACAGGCTCTTCATTATGGAGAAATTTCCATAATTTTCTCGATCCCTGATCTGCAAGAGAATATTCTATTTTTACACGACCTCGAAGAGAGTCAATTTCTTTCCTCCCCCAGTCTCGCTTAATTCCTCTCCACCGATCGCTTGAATTATCATTAATCATTTTTTTCTCCAACGAGCATGTCATATGCTGGTAATGTTAAAAAGCTTATAAGTTCACCGGACATAGAAATCAGATTAAACAACTGCATTGCCTGATAATATTGTCCATTTGTGAATGAATGGTCTCCCACTTCATTTTTAATTTTAATAAATTCTTCATTTAAAATTCTATCAAAGGTGTCAATATCAAATTTTTTATGCTTTATCCATTGCCAAATCTGTGTTCTAGATATCTCAGCAGTGGCGGCATCCTCCATTAGATTATAAAGTGGAACACATCCATTACCTTTTAACCAATTTTCAAGATATTGTATACCCACATTTATATTTTTTCTCAAGCCCTCCTCAGTAATTTCTCCTTCCGGGCACTTTAGTAAATCCTGCTGTGTAATTTCATAGTCAAAGTGATGATTAATTTGATTCAAGTCTTTCATGTGAATGTCAAATATTTCCTTTGCAATCGGAACTAATCCAGGATGAGCAACCCATGTTCCATCGTGGCCAGAAATTACTTCACGATATTTATCGTTTCTCACTGCTGATAATGCTCTTTCATTTTCATCGGAATCATTCTTAATCGGAATTTGTGCAGCCATTCCTCCCATGGCGTGAATTCCCCGCTTGTGACATGTCTTAATCAAAAGATTGCTGTAAGACTTCATAAATTTTCTGCCCATTGTTACAGAAGACCTATCTGGCAAAACCTTATCCGAATGGTTTCTAAATGTTTTAATATAGCTAAAAATATAATCCCATCTTCCGCAATTTAATCCCGCAGAGTGATCTTTTAATTCCCACAAGATTTCGTCCATTTGAAACGATGCGGGAAGAGTTTCAATTAGTACTGTAGCTCTTATTGTTCCCCTTTCAATCCCAAGCTCATCTTGTGACCAATTAAACAAATCATTCCACAATCTTGCTTCTAATCTGTGCTCTAATTTTGGTATATAAAAATATGGAGCACTTCCTCGTCTAATCTGCTCTTGAGAATTATGAAAGAAAAATAATCCAAAATCAAAAAAAGATGCCGGTATTGGCTTTCCGTCCACTAAAAAGTGATCCTCTTTAAGATGTAAACCTCTAGGCCTAACGAATAAAGTCGCTACATCTTTATTGAGGCTGTAAGTTCCTTTTTCTGGATGCTCATATGTTATAGTTCCCCTCACAGCATCTTTTAAATTTTGCTGCCCTTCAAGTAAATTCTTCCAGGTAGGAGAAAGTGAATCTTCGAAATCTGCCATAAAAACATTTGCACCAGAATTAAGTGCGTTTATTATCATCTTTCTATCAACAGGCCCAGTTATCTCTACTCTTCGATCTCTAATATCGTCGGGTATTTCTGCCACCTTCCAATCACCTTTTCTGATGTCTTCGCATTCGAGAGAAAAATTAGGAGAGTATCCTTCGTCATAAAATTTTTGTCGACTTTCTCTCTGAGACAGCAGTCCTTCGAGATCAGTCCTAAACTTTCTCGTCATGCTAGATAAAAAATTTACTGCCTCGACACTAAGAATATCAGGATATGTATCTTGATTTTCTATTTGAACATCTTGATCTAAAAATAACATTGTGTATCTCTCTTTAGTCGAACTCTATATCGACGTCTATTTTAATTCTTAGGGTGGGAAGCCTTAGCTGATTTGCTAAATTATGCTTCTTAGCATCTTCTGAGTTTAAAAACCAGTCTGCGTGACCTTTTTTATGAACAAGCTTTAAAAAATAATCCTTTTTCTTTCCACAATTAATAGCCATCATTTCATAAACTATTTTATTAAGACGATCTGTCTCCTCTGCCGAAGCCTTAATCTCTTCGACCTTGCCTTTTTCCATGGAGGAGACGTCATGAATCATTACAGTTGCATTGGGATCCATAAATCTCATTCCTTCTTCTCCGAATGAAAAGAGAATTGCCCCACATGACATAGCTTTTCCTTCAACTATTGTTGCAACTGGAATTTCTGAGTGCTTAATTGAACTTATCATGGCCATGAGGCTATAAACCTGTCCCCCATATGAATCTATTACTACAGGGATTACTTTTTGTCCTGTGTTATGGGCGGTCGCAACTTGATCACTAAATTCTTTCGCTGATTTTTCATCAAACTTATTGACCCTAACTATCACTGGACTCTTTCTTAGCTCAACATCCTTTAAAAGGCCCGATATCTTTGTTACCCACTTCATAGTCACCTCAATAATAAAACGTTAAAGCGAAAAACTTTCCCCACACCCACAAGTATTGCTTGCCATGGGGTTTTCGAAGACAAATCCGCGACCAGCCAAACCGCTTTGATGGTCTAATCTAATGCCGCTTAAGTAGATGGTTGATTTTCGATCGAGAAACACTTTAAATTCCTTGTGATCGAGAACCGTATCTCCCTCTCTCTCTGACGTAAATTCAAGAATATAGCTTAATCCTGAACATCCGCCGCCCTTGATTCCCAAACGTAGCCCGATATCTTTATTCTCTTCTTTAAGAAGCCTCTTGATCTCTTTCTGTGCATCTGTCGTTATATCAATCATTCAATCTTATCCGCACATTGCGTAACCGCACGTCAAGCATGTAGCACACCCTTCTTGATATACAATATTAGACTGACTCGTCGCTTCACAGTTGCATTTGATTGTTCCATTCCCAGGCTTTGTCCCATCAGAAATATATTTTTTAAGACATCTAGCTGTTACCTTTGCAAATGTGAACATGTCAGCATCTCTATCCTTTTGAAGCTGTTCAACTAAATATTGAATTGGAACTCCATGCCTAAGGGCCAGAGATATTGTTCTAGTAAATGAACTATAGTTTGGATTATCAAATACAGACACGATATCTTTAACGATGATTGGGTAATCATCTTCACCAAATGATAGATCATATTTTGAATTCATTGTCTTTCTAGGGTGCTTGATGATCGCTCCTGTTGAATATTTTCTGGGTATCTCGACATATTTTGAAAGTCCGCCAATAATTTCATATGGCTTATTGTTTAGAAGACCGACTAGAATAGTCCAGCTTTCACCTTTAATGGTGGCATGATTTATTTGGCATTCCAAGCTTTTTGGCCTTTTGGGAGCATTGTGATAAAAAATATAACCCTTTTCCCTATTGTTGTCAATGCTGCTATCTTCTTTTGAGACTAGAACACCAGATCGAGATCCATCCCTATAAACAGTTACGCCCTTGCACCCAAGCTTCCATCCTTGCATGTAAATATCTTTTATTGTACTAACATCTGTATTAGATGGAACGTTTGTCGTATTAGAGATGGCGTGACAGATCCATTTTTGTGCTGCAGCTTGCAGCTTGACTTTCTGAATCCAGTCAATGTCACTAGATGTAGATTTATAATATGGGCTCATTTCTTCAAGAGATTCATAAGACATGGTCTTTCCTTCAGGTATTTTTAAAGAATCTCTCCACCTATTAAATCCATGATGATACACATCATATTCCTGCCATTTATCACCCAAATCATCAATAAAGTCTATTCGAGCGCCTGGCTCGACATCCTGATTAATTTTCTTTCTTCTCGAATACCTTAGTAGATATGCCGGCTCTATTCCTGACGTAGTTTGTGCTAGAACAGAAACTGATCCAGCCGGAGCAGTAGTCGTCAGTGAAATATTTCTTCGTCCCCACTTTTCATTCATCTGCAATAGTTCTGGATCCTCTTCCCATATCCTTCTCAAAAATGGGTGAGTAGTTTCTTTAGAAAAATCGTGAATAGGAAACGGACCTCTCTCTCTTGCCATGATGCAAGAAGATCTATACGCACTTACTGTGAGCGTTTTATAGATTTTTTCGACAATGGCAATAGATTCATCAGATCCGTATCTTACGTTTAGAGATGCAAGTGTATCTCCAACAGCAGTAACTCCAAGACCTGTCCTTCTTCCTTTAATGGCTTGATCCCTTATATTATTCCATAGATCTCTCTCAATTTTCTTTACTTTAGACGGCTCTGGATCTGAGCCTATCTTTTCTAAAATCTTATCAATCTGCTCTATTTCAAGATCTATCATGTCATCCATTAATCTCTGTGCCTTATGCGAGATTTCGGACATTTTTTTGAAATTAAATCTTGAATTCTTTTTAAATGGCCTGTCTACAAATGAAGAAAGATTAACGAGCATTAATCTGCAAGAGTCGTAAGCTGATAAAATTATTTCACCGCACGGATTAGTAGATATTGATCCAAATCCCTCATCAGAGTAAATATCTGAAGGTGTTAATTTTTTAGCTGTGTCCCAAAAAAGAAGTCCAGGCTCTGCTGTCTTATGAGCTGAGGAAATAATTTCATCCCATATGTCATTTGCTCGAACTGTCTCTTTCATTACTGGCTCGTCGCTATCCACTGGATATCTTAATTCGACATCTGAGTCGTCCTCAACTGCACACATAAACTCATCAGTTAATCTTATAGAGATATTTGCGCCAGTGACTCTTGTCAGGTCATGCTTAATCCTTATGAAATCTCTAATTTGTGGGTGATGAACAGAAATTGTTATCATTAATGCTCCTCTTCGACCTCCCTGTGCAACCTCCCTGCAAGAATTAGAAAATCTATCCATAAAGACTTCTATTCCATCAGTGGTTCTTGCTGCGTTTGCAGTTGACAGCCCTTTGGGTCGAATAGATGAAATGTCAAATCCCACTCCTCCTCGACGTTTTGCTATTTGCACCAATTCCTGGTCTGTCTTGAGTATTCCCCCATAAGAATCCCAGGGAGATTCTATCACAAAACAATTTGATAGTGACTGAATTTGATGGTCATTCCCTATTCCGGCCATTGGGCTTCCTTGAGGAATTACAAATTTGAAATCCTTAAAGAGATCATATATCTCCTCTTCAGACATGGGATTTTCATACTTCTTTTCAATTCTTGAAAATTCCCTGGCAAGACGTCTATGCATGTCATCAGGTGTCTCTTCATAAAAGTTTCCAGATTTATCGCATAGAGCATACTTTGTAACAAAGACATTTGCAGCTAATTCATCACCATTAAAATATTCAATACTTTTTCTAATAGCATCATTAAAAGTTGCCACTTTGCATCCTCCATCAATAATGTTTACAGCTACCCATCATCACCGTTAACCTCTTTCCACTTCTTCTTCAAAAGACTTTTCATAGATTCAGCATCTGTCTTTAAAACATCAGCAAGCGACATTTCTTCACCATTCTCCACAACTCGAATTTTTGACATCGATGTATCAAGCATGACAGGATAAAGTATTCCATCTCTTCCTGCTCTATTCTTTGCTACAAAGAGCCTTCCAAACCCTGACGACTTTTCCATGGGCTTTCTTGATAACGATAATACGACATCTGCGACCATTGCTTTTCCATAGGCTTCTGACATATTTTCTAAACCTACGACAGATGCATTAGCTGCATCTCTATTCGACTGAGAAGCTGTCCAGATTGGAACGTTCATGTCCATTGCGAGATTTCTCAACTCCTCATAAATCAGCTTTAATTCGTGTCTAAGGGAGTCATATCGCCTTGAAGAGCGCATGATATCCGCGTAGTCTATAATTATCAAGCTTGGCACGAAAGACTTTAATAAAAGCTTCTCTATGTGATTTCTTATTGTCATTACAGATGCAGATCCTGTGGGATATTCTTTAATAATTAGGCGACCCAGTTCAGCTTTTTCATACGCTGCAAGGACTTCTTCCTTTCTATCAATGATATCATTGCTTGGGATCTCACACAAATTACTGTCATACCGAATTCCTACTGCCCTTTCCGATAATTCAAATGTATAGTGAATTACATTTTTTCCTCGGGATAAAGCTTCTGCTCCAAGATTTACAAGGAAGTGTGATTTTCCAACTCCGGTGGGTGCTGTAATAACACCTAGCTCTCCCCTTCCAAGACCTCCACTTAAAATTCCCCTTTTGTCAAGCTCTGGAATTCCAGTTGGGCATGGAAATCGACTTATTTCTGTGAATCTGCCCTCGTAATCTTCAAAGAAAATATGGCCAAGAGTTGACGGCATTCCCCTAGATATAGCATTTTTCATAAGATCAACAACAGATTCATACTTGTCCGATGCTATTAGCTCAACTGCTTTCTCAAGTGCATCCTTTAGTGATTGCTTCTTACAAAAATCAAGTGATTTTTCTTTTACATAATCAAGATCTCCCATGTCAGGATTCATCTTAATCCTATGAAGAAACTCAATTATCTGATCTCTTAAGATTACATCATTTCCTTCTCTGAGATCATCGCGTATTATTGTTATCAGCAAAGGTAGTGTTGGAAATGACTTATATTTTTCATGATACGAAAAATATCTCTCTGTTAAAAAACCCAAATACTTTTGCTCAAAATATGAAGGAGTCATAACCTCTATCATTTGAGCTGCCCAGTTTTGATCTGTTATAAATGCTTGAAAGATCTTTTCCTGAAAAGATTTTCCATATTGCCCAAAATGTGAATTCATGTTCTTCCTACATGGTTTAGAGATAAAAAGAGTCTGTCAACATTGAAAGTTTGAATTCCCTCTCTAATGAGAGTTCTCATAACCTGCATCTTCTTTCTATCTGGTTCAAAATTATCAAGTATATAGTTTATTTTTGTAATCTGGTGGGCTGCTAAGTTTCCAGTATCAAGATAGATCAGTGACCAATTTCTCTTAATCAATGCTTCAGACTCCGAAATATTTTTAATTGCCTTTAGATTATTACCCTCTGACAGCATCAATTTACACTTTAAAATTATATCCGGTATAGAAATACTTGACTGCTGTGAAAATTCTGGAAATCTCTTGGAAAGAGTCTTGAAGCCCACGCGATCCACACCCGCTATATTATCAGATGGATCTCCACATATGGACTTTGCAAGGCAGAAATTTTCCGGAGATATCTCAAATTTTTCTAGAACCTCTTTTCTTGTTATAAATTTTTTCCAAGTTGGCGAGTAAATTATTGTAGAATTATCTAAAAGCTGATAAAAATCTTTATCAGATGAGACTATTAATTTTCTACTATCTTTAAATCTATATTTTGATATGTACCCTATGACATCATCAGCCTCACAGTCAGGAACATACGCCTGTATTATGGGAAGATTCTTCATTATCTCGACAAGAATAGAAATTTGATGATTTCTATTCTCCACTGTATCTGGCATCTCTCCATCATCATAAAATCTATTCAGCTTTTCGGGCCTTCTCTTCTGCTTATAATCCTTAAAAATAGACCGTCTTCTAGAAGATCCTCCGCCTTCCCACACAACGACTATTTGGCTAGGCTTGAATCTCTCAGAAAAATCAGCGATTGCATACATGAAGCCGACAATCCCGCCTACATGCTCACCATTTGAGCCCCTAGCGGGATGAGCAACAAAGTGTCTGGTAAATAAATTTAAAGCATCTATTACCAGAATCAAATCATTATTAGACGACTTCATTTTCTTTTAATATTTGTGATACAGCTTCTACTTCAATATATGAATCGACGTCTATATCGGGATCCTCTACAGCAAACTTTTTTACCATGGCTTTTTCGAGTAAGTCATCTAAATACTTTACACACTCAGGATCAGCCAGTATCTCATCAAAATTATTTTTTCTAAACTTTCTTTCAAGAATTATCTTTTCTGATATTATATTTTTAACTAGAAGATTTTTCCATCCGCCAGTTCCCGATACTGATATCTCTACCCCGCCTATTGTCTCTGATCCATGCTTCCTCAAGAAATCAAATATCTGTTCGTGCTCTTTAATTCCGACTCCAAAGTGAATCTCAAAATTACACGTTCTAAAAGGAGGTGCTACCTTATTCTTAATAGTCTTGGCTGAAACGTGGATGCCAATTACATCTTCTCCGTCCTTTATCTGCTGTCCCGCACCCAGCTTAATCCTAGTTGATGCATGAAACGGAATCGCCTTTCCGCCTGGAGTTGTTGTGGGATCACCAAACATTACACCTATTTTCATTCTTGTTTGATTTAGTATGACAAATAAAACATTTTGATCACCAATAACCCCGGTTATCTTTCTCATTCCCTTTGATATTGTTCTAGCTTGAAGCCCGATTGTTTCCTTATCATAATCTCCCAATAGTTCTGCCTTTGGAGATGATGCAGCAACAGAATCCCATATTAACGTTACGGGAACATCCTTATTCATTCCCTTTGACTTTAAAATTACAGACTCCGCAACTTTAAAGACCTCCTCTGTACAATGAGTGTCAACGTACACAAACCTTTGAGAAACATCTACGCCCAGCATTTGTAAATTCTCAACTGATGTCGCATTTTCAGTATCTATGTAGACAGCAATTCCTCCCATCAACTGGGTGGTTCTTGCTATCTGTGTTGCTATGTGAGACTTTCCAATAGATGGCGGTCCAAATATTTCAACTATCCTTCCCTCAGGAAGCCCACCATCTCTTCTATTTGAGCATATGTAATCTAATAGCCTTGATCCTGTAGAAATCCATCTTTTAACATGAGTAGGTGATTCATCCTGGCTCAAATTATATGCAACTCTCGCGCCGTGCTCTTTATTTAGTGCAACTATTAGGTCTGATGTGAAATCTTCTATTTCTCTCTTCTTGCCTGACACTGTTAAACCCCCTCCTGGTTATTAAAGCGAGGGGCTTCTCGTAGCCCCTCGCTAAAATCTAAGACCAAGATATATTATTCTGCCATCAGGTCAGCAAATGCATCATCGACGCTTGAATATCCTGAAGCTCCCTTGGGGCTAGCAGCTGTAGTGCTATTTGAAGATCCAGAGTCAGACTCTGATTCCCCTTCTCCAAGCCAGTCATTAACAATCTTTGAAAGTTCATCATATGTCTTGCACTCAAAGAGATCGTCAATATTGGGAATGTTACTCAACCATTCCTTTGCATCTGACGAATTTTCAGAAAGATTGGACTGCTTTCCTCGTGGTCGAACTTCTGTCATTGCCCACTTCTTTCCCGGCTGCTTTGAACAGACGACCTTAATATCACGGCCATCGAGAGGATCTGTAATATCACCATAATCCTCATCAAGCATTAGACCAAGAAGTGCTTGATAAACCATCTTGCCAAATCCCCAGATCTGAACACCTTTGTCCTCTTCTCCTCGGACAATTACCGGAGCGTATGTTCTCATCTTCGGATAAAGCTTCTTAGCCAGCTCATAAGATTCCTTCGATCCCTCTTCTCGAAGCTTGTTAATAAGCTCCTGAATAGGATCAGGATTTCCAAACTGATGAGGAGTTAGAAGACCCCTCTCCTTTCCGATATTGTAGTAGAACCAAAGTTCCTTGAAAGGCTGACCCTCATTATCTGGGAAAGAGATCAGCCGAACTGTGTGTTCCTCTCCCTCTATTGGTC